AACCTCATTCGTCCAATACTTGATGCGTTCGCCGATTTCGGAAAGGTCGGCTTTCGTCAGGCTCCGCGAACCGATGGTATCAAGGCTTTTCCATTTGCGGACCTGTTCAGGCTTTACGCCTACTTGCTCCGCAACCTGTCGGGCCGTCAGCGTGCCGCCGGAATCAAGCCATATCCGCCGGGCTTTGTCACGTTCCGGGTTTCGCTCTCTCGCCATGCGTCCGCCGCGCCCCCTTTCGTTTGTTTTTCATTTTTCGTTCCGGGCGTTGCCGCGGAAGTGCGTAAAAAACGGGCCATGTTCAAAACATGGTCCGTTTTCAGGCTTCCGGCGGCGTGGAGGAATGCGCCGCCCGTATCGTTGTGTTCACTTTTCACAATGCCAATTATAGCAGGAAAAACGGGCAATAGGTGGCAATCTTATTTTTCCGGGAAAACGTAGCGGGAAATCCGCTTGTTCTGCTCAAAGCGCTTTGCCAATCTATCCAACGCAATGTTTCGGATATTCCGGCATTGCCGCGGGCTGTAATTTACGCGTTGCGAAAGACGTTCCCATTGAAGCCCGTCTATGTAAAAGCCGTAAATCACCGCTTTTTCGCGGTAGTTCAGGGCGTTCAACTCCGAAAGAATTTCGCCCTTTATCGCGGTCAGCCTTTCGTTTTCCCGGCGCATATTTGCGATAGTGTCGGAAACGGACTGCGGGATATTCAGCACGACGCGTTCGACAGGGTTTGAAACCCCGCCTTTCCCGTGTGGCATACCGTCGGAATTCACCGCGCCCAACGTGGAATAGTATTGATCTTCAAGGTTCCGAATAACCCGCTCGTTCATGGTGACTGTTTTATCTATATCCCGGTAAAAATCCAGAATAGCAATAACTCTTTCTTGCTTCATTGCTCCGTTTCCTCCTGTTCCTGCTCTATCAAGGCGGCTTATATACCCTGCGGAAAGGGTGCGCCCGCTCGTAATGTCTGATTTGGACCATGTACCGCCGTTCAATCAGCGCGGCCCGCTCTCTCTGCCGTTTTCTTCGGCGGTGCTTCGGCTCTGCCTGCGCTACGGCTTCTTCAACTTGCGTGATGAATTTTTCAACTGCGTTTGTCAGTGTGTCCGCAATGGACGTGATTTCGTCCCGTATGACCTGCAACGCTTCTTGAATGCGGTATATGGCTTCTTCTGCTGATATGCCCGCCCGCTCCGCAAGTATCATCGCGGCTTCACGGAAACGCTCTGCTTCCTCCGCCGCGGCTTCCAGATAATCGGTCTTGTATTCGTCCATCTGCGCCCCTCACTCTTCCGCCGGGGAACAGAAATAAGAAACCGAACAAAAGATTTTCACCCGCTGTCCGCAATGTTGGCAGGTGTGCGGCTTTCCCTCCGCCGCGCCGCGAATGCTGTATTCGATAACTTTTGCCGCGTCAAACTTCGCCCCGCAATACGGGCAAATCCCGCATTCGCTACTTCTGGTAGCCTGCGGGCGGCGTGGTGCGCTCTGCTGGGTGCTTTCGGTCGGCTTCGTGTCCTGCGTCCCGTCTGCGGTGTCCCGCTCCACAGCGGCGCTATACGGCGGCGTGGCCTGCGTGTCCGGCACTTTGTCCCGCTCGACTACGGGTTCCCGCTCTTTCTGCGGGCGTTCTGCCTGCGTAGGTGTGGCGGTGTTCTCTGCGGGCGGGGCAGGACGTTTCCATTCCCGCGCGGCCTTGATGGAAATTGCCCCGGTCAGGTGATATTCCTTAAAGGCGGCGTTCTGGTTCTCCACAGGCAGGCCCGCCAATTCGTAGGCGGTCGAAAGGTTGATGCGGTCCGCTTTCAGTTCCTCCGTGAATTCCGGGGACAAATGGCGAATGATGGTGTCATATCGTCCGATCTGCGTTGTGCTGGTATGAAGCACCTTTGCGATAAAATCGCGGGTCCCGTCCGTCTGTAACTCTCCGTCTTCAAACGTCTTTTCGACGATGCGGCGCAACAGTTCGACGAACCGGGGCTTTGTCTTCGCTTTCTCCAAAACCTCCCGCAGATAGCGGACCTCTTCGATTTTGTCCCATGCGGTCTTTTCTCTCTGCGAGTTTGTAACGATCAGGTCCAGCCCGTCGCGTATTTCCTGTTCGTCCGCCGCTTCCTCTGTCGGTTCGATGACGCAGGGTACGAATTCGTATTCCGGCTTCCCATCGTTCACAAGTTCGATAGAAGCAAGGCGGCGGCGATGCCCGGCAATGACCTTGTACTTGCCGTCGCCCAGCGGAACGACGACAAGGTTTTGAAGAACTTTCCCTGCAATTTCGATTGCCGCTTTCAGTTCCCCGATTTCCCGCATGGAATAGAAATTGTCTTCCGACGGCACAAGGTCAAAGACGCTCAATTTCTCATAGCGGCTTTCAGAGGGGCGGGGCTTTGCGCTCCCGCCGCCCGCCGCCGCCTTTGACGTGTCACTCAAAATCTGGTTCAAATTAAATCTTCCCATAGATAGCCCCTTTCCCGTCCGATTCGGACAAACTTTCATTTTCGCATTCCCGGCAAGGGTAAATCATTTCGTGATACCCCCGTTCGGTCGATCTGTGAAAAACCCGTTTCCCGTACTTCAAGCAAATATGCGGCTTGACTGTTCCGGCTTTGTGTTGCTGTTCCTCTGTCAAGTTCAGGTGTTCACAGTAATTGCAGTTTTTCACTTTTTGCCCCTCCGCAAATACTCCCGTACAAACGCGATATAGTCCATCGCGGTTCCGCTCCGTCGGCTATACTCCACGATAGGGATTTCCGAAAAGGTGCTTTCGGTGACTTTATCCGAATAGCGAATGCGAGTGTCAAAGGCGGGGTACTCCGGGCGGGACCGCAACCACGCTTCGCCCTGCTTCTCTGCGTCGGCGCGGATAAAGCAGGTAATCAAGCACCCGGCAAGGCGCAAGCGCGGGTTCAGGTCGTCCCGTGTGTCCTCGATCTGTTCTTTCAGTTCTTCCAGCCCGTCAAAGGCGTACTTGTCAATCTTTATGGGAATAATCACGTCGTCGGACGCGACAAGGGCATTTATCGTTGAAATGTTGATGTCCGGGGCGTTGTCGATGATGCAGAAATCATAAAAGTTTTCTTCCGCAATCGCGTTCAGGGCGGACCGCAGGCGCGTTTGTTGGGGGCGGGTGCTGTCCATCAGGACTTCCATGTTCGCCCGAATCAAGGTCATATTTGCGGGCATTACGTCGATATTCTGGAACCGGGTCTTCTTGATGACCTCCCGCGTGTCCAGCCGCCGGGCAGTCAGCACGTCCGAAATGCTCTTGTCATCGTAGGAATGAACCCCGAATGCCTTTGACGTGTTGCCCTGCTTGTCGTTGTCCACAAGCAAAACCCGCTTGTTGTGGAGCGTTGCGAGGACGTGGGCCATGCTGTCAGCGGTCAGCGTCTTTGCAACGCCGCCTTTTAGGTTGATAATTGATATGGTTTTCACCGTGCAAACCTCCTTTTTGATGTTGACCCGCTCGACGGCGGGGTTTTACCCTGTTATTCGTCCCTGTCGTTCATCAGGTCCGAACCCGTGTAATTGTCCAGCCGCTTTTCGTAGCTTGCATTTTGATCTGTTATTCCGCTGTACGTTTCATACGGGTTCGGCAACCCGTGTTTTTTTCCGCACTCCGAACAAATCACAAAACTTCTTGCTTTATCCTCTGTCCCGAAAGGCTTGTTGTCCGTGTGGTATCTTGCAAAGTTCTGAAACGGCTGGAGGGTAAGAAGCGTCGCCGTTCTGTCGCAATCTTTCCCGCAAAAGTCGCAAATCGCATGAATCATTTTTTCGCCCTCCGTTCTTCCGCCGCGGCGATAACTACCAGCTTCCCGCTGTTGTCCAGTTCATACAGAAAGAGGATTTCCCCGGTTTTAACGCTGTGCTGGCACACAATGTCGGTGATCGTGTGCGTTACCTCCGTGAAAACCGGGCCGTTAAAGGCAAGCCCCGTCGGGTGAATCTCCCGCCGCTCCGTGATTTTGTCCCCGATCTCGAAAGGACACGTCGCATTGAATGCCGCAAGTTTCATTTTCTTTTACCTCCGTTTCGTTTGTCAGTGGCTCCCGGTCTTACTTCCGCCGCCGCTTATGCTTTTTCCGCTTTGGAGCGGGAGGGGCGGGCGGTTCCGGCTCCGTCGCTTCCTCGCATAGAACTTCCAGTTCCTCCACGTCCGCCGGGGCGAACGTCAGGGACGCGCCGCCGGGGTCGTA